CACAAATATTGTGAAAGTCACACAGATGCTCTTTATTGACCAGGCTCCGCCCTGACGGGTGAGATAGCGATTAGGATTAATTCCTAACGGCAACAATTCATATCACGTTTGACTACCAAATTACATAAAACATACAAAGAAGGTTTTAAAGCCTTCTATGATGCATATGCATCTGATAATCGTGATCAACTTCGTGTTGATCTACGCGAGTATGAAAGTTTGTTGACAAAGATTTTCGTTAAGATTCATCACATCGGCGTTAGAGAAACTGTACGGTATGTAAAGGCCGTACGGACCCAAATTTACAAGGTCGTTTCTCGAGACTGCCAGGATGAAACGCATATAAGACTGCATAAGTTAACACGCCTTCCTGCGGTCCTAGGACCAAAACTAGGGAAGGCCATATACAGCGGCCATGAACCTACCATTCGTTCAGTACTCACCCTTTTACAGGTATCATACTTACTAAAGGAGGGTAAGTTAAGTCCGAATATTCTCCCAATTACTGAAGAGGGAACCTCTGACGATGGAATTGTCAAAGAGATATCACAGTTTGTAAATCTTAACTATGATAGAATATTTCCAAGGCATTTCGAAGTCCCGGAATGGTCAGACCCCCATATGAGCACCAGTGCTGGACCCTTAGGACCAGCGACGTGGACAATACCTGAAGAATTGAACCTGCTAACACCCGAAATTATAGAAGATCTTCGGACATTAGGCGGGGAAGTCTTCAGTGACTACCTCACGTCTTGCTTACATCAACGTGAAACATTCCAAGCCTTACACGATTTTCTCAGTAAGGGATCGCGGTTTGCGCACAAGTCGACTAATCGAACCTCTTTAAGAAGGCTCGCTGCCATACCTGCCCCAGAATGTAAAACGAGGATCATAGGTATCCTGGATTGGTGGAGTCAAACCGTCTTGCTACCATTACACCAGTTTCTATTTCATCAACTGGCGGGTAACCCGAACGATTTGACCTTTAACCAAAATGCTTTTAACAGGGTCATCCCCAAGAACGGACCCTTCTATTCATTTGATCTAACAGCTGCCACGGATAGGTTTCCTATATCTCTACAGGAAAACGTCCTGACGACTCTGTTAGGTGAAAAGAAGAGCAAGGCTTGGAGACGTTTACTCACGGGCACGCCCTTCACCACTAGCTGGGACCCCACACTCGCAATTTCTTACAAATGTGGGCAACCAATGGGTGCGTATTCCTCGTGGAGTGTCTTCGCCCTAACTCATCACTTTGTTGTACATTACGCAGCGTCTCTGGAAGGATTTATACCAGGAACGTTTCGCGCATATGTTATACTGGGTGATGATATAGTAATTGCTAACTCAAGAGTTGCTGGTCAGTACAAGGCAGTTATGACGCTTTTAGGTGTCAAAATCTCAAAGGAAAAGAGTTTAAGTTCCTCGAATTCTTACGAATTCGCTAAGAGATTCATCTCGAATAATAGAGAGATGACTGCTTTCCCCCTAGCTGCACTAATAGAGAACGCAGATAGCATTTCTGCTGCCTGGTCGGTTCTATCAGTAGCCCGGGAAAGAGGTTTCACCTGTCTGACTGTTTACAATACCCCTAGCTTTCTTTTGAGCATCCAGCGCGCCTCAGGCACTATTTTTCATCACAGTGCTAGGATAGCGAAGGACCTAGAGAGTCTTCAAATCTTAACTCACCCGGAAGACCGAAGTGAAGACTTTGTATGGGCAATTTATCACCTATACAAAACCTTCGACCTTCCTAAACCTTGTAGTAGTCTCAAAGAGTATGATAAGCTCGTTAAGATCTATTTGGCGGGGCAAGTCTTGAACTATCAGACTAAGCTCCTTAACACCGCCCAGGTCCATTATGACTCCCTTAAAAGAGAAATAACGGATGAGTTCTTTGAATTCTTATCCAAGGAACAAGAGCGAGTTGAGAGTACCAGAGCTAATACTGGCCAGCTCAGCTTATTGCAAGATTATCCTCTCCTAAGAATTCTGGTAATACAAGTTCAGAATGCTATGGAAGAGAATGCACGAATCCGAACAGTCGTTGGTATGGGCTCTCCAATAGAATTACTTCTACTAAAGGTGGCCCCCCTCGGCGATTTGAACAGAATCGTATCAAGACAAGTCAACTTAAGGCGTGTCGCCCAACAAGCGGCATTTGTGAAGTTTTTAAGAACTAGCACAAAGGGTTACCTCTCTATCGTAGCCCAGCAACTTTCAGAACCACAAGAGGAAGAAGAAAATCCTTATCTCTTGTAGCGTAGATCATCGACGGTACTAAGCAGGGTAAATAACCAGCTTGGGGGAAC